TAAAATAGTTTTAAAATGATCCATATTTAATTATCCATTATTTAAATTATAAAAATTATTTTATGAATCTTGCTTAGATTAGATATGACATTTAAATAAGAATTTAAAGAGAAAAGGTCAAAGCGTAGCCTTAATTAGCACCTTATTTTTTTAATTGTATGGCTATGTTGTATATGAATTGAGATCTACCAGTGAGCTAAATTTAAAGAACAGCTGTATACATGTACTATATCTTTTTTTTCAAGGATGTAAAGAGGTTTTTAATATATTTTATTTAAATTTCAATAGTATACATAGTAATTTGAGTTTCAGTTTTTAATTTTAACAGACTAAAAGTTTTGAGGCTTAAAAGGAGATTTAGAAAAAGAAATCTGTATAGCAGACAGTAGTTGCCAATACAGCTTGTGAATTTAGTAAGTAGCTCAGCTCACTAGGGTAAATATGAAAATGTAATGATAACTTATAGCAAGCTGTGTAGAGAATTATTCTAACTAAGATTAGAAATAGGGTTTAGCTAGTTTAAGTCGTTAAGAGTACCAAGGCCTAGTAAATTGCTTGAGCAGCAGATGCAGTTGAATAAGCTTTTAATAATTCAGTGTAGTGAAGCATACACGGTGTGGCAGCAACATAGAGTAGCCAGAGCCTTATATATGGTAGGTTTCCAAATCTTCTATTTAACATAATATACATTATACGAAGTGTTTTATTATTAACACTTTGTTTTATATGAAGTTAATATCCTTCAAAACTGGTCTTGGTGGCGTCTTAGTAAAATCAAACTCAAACTCGAGTTCACATTCGGCTGGTAGTTGTACGTCTTTAAAGCGATAAAAATTACCTGAGCCTTTCAATTTAAATTGTTGTTCTTTAGCACCAATCGATTCCATATCACCTTCAGGAAAAGCAATTGATGCATAAATATTCAAATTATCATAAGGCTGTGGTACGCCTTTATTCATGCCATTCTCAGGTGTAAATTCACCCTTAGACATTTTTAAACCTGTAACAATAACTGTTTGTTTCTGAGACATTTCGTAGCCCTCTAAGCGATTTGATAATTAAATTGAGAGACTGGTTCTTCATACCAATCTGGCAATTGTTGATTGAAGTCAATTTCTACAAGCTTGACGAATGGAATGATGTTTGATGCCTTCTCATCATGAAGGTTCTGTAAATAAGCTTTAGAAAAGCCACATTCACACAATTGGGAAATTAGGTTGTAAAACTGAGACTTACCGTAATTATTTTTAATCTCATCAAATCCTTTTTCACGGATAAGACAAAACATTGCGAATAAATTACGTACTTTAGTGTGAGAAACCTTGCCCGATTTGGTCATTACAACTTCTGAGCGTTCAATGGCTTCAAGTACACTTGTATCATCTGTTAATTTCATAGTTTGACCTCGCAAGGCTTCAAAAATGCTATGAGTAGCTTTGTTCCAGAGTGTTTGAAGTAAATTAGGGTTAGAACGTTGAAACTTAATTAAATCAAAGAGATTGGTAGGAATTCCATTACGTTCGAGCCAACGTTTTTTTAAACGTGATTCAAAACGTAATAAACCGATAGTCCAGTTGATCAAATCTTGATTAGACATAACATCAACAACACGTTGAGCTGATTTATCGTTCTTCTTTGAAAGCATTTTATACTCTTCAAATTGAGCAATAAATTCGTCATGCTTCATATAACACTTGTGATTTACAAGGCGTGAAGTCTGACCTCCCCAATAGACTGAACTATCGAAACGCTTATTACTTAAACGAGTCTGGCCATTACTGACATTACTCAAGAAATCCAAAACTTTTTTAGCCGTGCTTTGGTCTTTCAATCGTGCAGAGTAAGTCACATCGATATGTGATACCCAAGCACGAGGCCAATCTAGCATTCTTGCTAAGACTGGATAGGCTTCATGTAGAAAGCCAATCATTTCCATTGCACCCTGCTCTATGTTGTCACTTCCAAATACGTTATGACCTTGCAAAAGCTTTGCAGGCGAAGCCTTAATCTGAACATAAGGCTCATAACTTGTATCGAAAAACACTTTCATTGCCATACCTGTGTAGTGCGTTGGCACTGACTCATACGGATGAAATAAAGCAGCAGCAGAAATAGAACCATCGTCATTCTTATGAACTGAACGCGAAGCAAGTGGTATTTCAATTGAATGCAGATCTACATCTACAAAAAAATAACGCCCTTCAGAATCGACTGAAAAAAAGCTCGATTCGAATGGAGCGTTAATGCAAATATGATCTAACATAAAAAAAGTTACCAAGTAACCGCGTTTAAAAGATTAAACAAAATTACTAGGTAACTTGTCAACTCGTAAAACGAGTTAATATTAAAAAAGTTACCTAGTTATTTAGTTACAAGGCGTTTACAAATGAGCAAGGTCTATAAAATACGCAGTGAAGAAGTTGAAGACGTGAAAGAAACACTGATGAAATTCGTCGTACAGAAAAAATCACTGATGGCAGAAAGTGACGTAATTCACGCTCTTATCAAATATCACTTAAAAGATTTAAAGGCAGAAGAAGTCATAAGATACAGACAAGAAGTGCTAGGTAAAGACGAATAATTTCCGAAATATCGGACTAGAGTCCACCATTAGAAGACGTGGACTCCCCTCATCTCCCCAAATTCGCATAATGCAGATTGATGTTAAAAAGCCCCGTGAGACTGTCTAATCTTCTCACTGGGGCTTAGTAACATAATCTGTGCACCACATTATGCGAACTTTCAGACGCTAAAATTTAGTCCATAAAAAAGAAAGAAAATATAAAAAACAGCACAAAAAAAGGCGAATATATAAAAGGCTTTTTCTGTCATATTTTGCCAATCCAAGTTTTTCAACGAAAATTTGTAAATTATTGAAAAATAATATTTAGCTTGTTCCCGGGAAGAGCCAGTTTTTCAGCTGCAGTGCATCGAGAACTTGTAATAAAATGCAAATCAAGGGATGTATTGATCGTCATCTTGTTGGTATCGAAGTTCACGAAGAAAACGTATGCTAAACGCAATAATAATTACTACAGCCAAAACGACCATTAATATAAGTTGAATCCAATCTGAAAATTGCATCCTATATCCCCCGTCAAAGTGTCTAGACTACGCCTTGAGACACTCAAAAATTGTACAAGATTTAATTATTTACTCGATGTGTCTCAATTCCCCTGAAGACACTTTTCTATACCGCTACGTTACATCAAATAGACGGTTTTTAGTAGTCAGAGAGGAAGGTTTCAAATTAAACCTTGCTGTTTTGCAGCAATATATTTTGCTCTTAATTCAGCATCCGAATAGTCTCTAGCTATATCAGAAGATACTGCTTGCTGTTGCTGTATAGGCTGCTGTTGTACATATTGCTGTTGTTGTGGCTTCTGGAAATAGTCATAAGGTCTATCACCATCATCTATGACACGTTTGCAGACTTCTGGATTTATGCCCTTAATTCTGGTGCCTTGATTTGTAAAGGCGTAATACTTGCCTTTATATTTGATGCAACCTGAGAACGTAGGCTGTGACGTGGCCATATATGGTTGATCTGAATGTACACCATACGGGTTGTTAATGTCATAACTGACATTATAAGCCTGCACTCGTTGTTGATATTCCTGTGCACCTTGTTGCTGCTGTTGTTGAAGCTGTTCATTTCTCTTTTCAGGATGCATTAAATCCGCGTATTGCTCTGGAGTAAGACCAGCCAATTTAGCGTCCATAGCTGCTTGATCTGCAAGTGTCTTAGGTGGTTGAGGTGGTTGAACTTCTGGTTGCACTTGTGCAACTTCCTCTTTCTTACCAAATAAACCAAAGAAATTTCTTTCATAGGCTTGTCTAAAACCGTTACCCAATAAAAGAATTGGAATCAAAGCAAATGCAGCATATTTAAGCGGAAATGTCTTTTTAACCGCATGATGCTCCGATGATTTATAGAACTTATAAAGATGCTTAGGAAAACGCCAGTATTTCTTGTTTAATGCGCTCTCAGCCGTGGATTTGGACCACGTTGTCATAGCTTCGCCAAATTCCCAAATTGTGGCAGCATCAAGACCAAATTTACGTCTAAGTACATAATGGTTTGTAACTGATGCTAAAACATCGGTATTAAGCTTCGTTACACGTTGGGTAATAAAGTAAATCTCGATACCAAAGTGACCATGTAAAAGCAGTCCGCGACCTATGTCTTTAATTTCCTCCTTTTTGCGAATAAGAGCTATTTTGCGCTCTCTATCTATGTTTTCTATTACCTTTTTCTTTAAAGCAGGTGATATATCTGTACGCTCATCTACTGCACGAATACGACGAAAAAAATCAGTTTCATCGATCTGCAAATCCTTTAATAAATCTTGCTCAGAGAATGCAGGATGTTCATGCGCTTCATCCCAAACGAGGACGGATCCGTTTGGCTGATCTCTCCAATCGTATGGCTGATCGATGGTACTAGAAACAGAAATTACACCAGGGATGTTTATATCAATAATATTCGTATAAACAATACGGCCCTTATTTAGCTCTTTAAAAATGCACTCAATTGCAAATAATGTCTTGCCAGTGCGGATAGGTGCTGAAATTAGAATACTCATAGTTATAAGCGCGAGTAACCGGACATCACGTCACTTCGGTCGGTCGCAAGCTCCTCCTCGTTCGTTCGTCCGTTACTGCGCTTTACCTATGAATACCTTGGAGGTACGGATAAATGTCGCCACCCCAATGGCAGACATAATCACAGAAAGCGCTTGAGGGACTTGTAATATTGAAATCAAGCCGAAAATTGAAGCAGGAATATTATTAAATAAACCCATCATTTGATTTTGTGCATTAGCGACTAAATCGTTAATCCATGTGTAAGTGAAAACAGCCAAACCCGCCCCCAATAGAAGGCGCGCAAGCAAAGAAGAAATAACAGCAGAAAAAATGGCTATAAGTACGGCAGGCATTAGGCTTTACTCACTATAAGAGCAGCAAACATATAAGCCGCAATCATGATTAAATAACCCGCAATCTGTAGAGCATCGCAAAATTTTGCATAGCTAAAAGTGTATGAACCAAGAGCAGGCAAAACCAAGGAAACATCAGGAGGACAAGAAGGACTTGATCGAAAATAACCAGTATCTAAAGTTTGATTTGAAACTTCCTGAGTCGGTAATTTAGCTTGAAGGCTTGATGTGTCAGCTTTACCAGTTAAAAAGTTTTTAATATCGGTTAAAAGGTCGTTAGTTGGTTGCATGTCAGTAGTTCCACCGCCACCACCACCAACAGGTTTATTATTAATTGCGTTAATAACGTCATTTAATTTGCCATTTGTTGAGTTAGTATTTGCATCAACTGCGTTCTTAACTGCATTAGTCGCAGCAGTATTAGCATCTACAGCCGTTTTTGTAGAATCCGCATTTGCATCAACGGCAGATTTAACAGAGTCCAGTTTTGAATTAGCTGTATCTAACTTGGCATTTGTTGAAGTTAACTTATCTTCAACACGTGATACAGCATTAACAATTTCAGATTTAACCCAAGTCAGCTTCTGACTGACAGCAGAGACAGCCTGAACAACTGGTGTAAAATCAATCTTTATCGTTGTTGTGGTTGTTGTGGTAGTGGATCCGCCACCAGTACCACCTTCAGAACCACCCGTGGAAGTTGAAGTGGAAGTGGAAGTGGAAGTTGATGTGGAGCTGTTATTAATATTTGTTGAGCCAGTACCAGTGCCAACACCAGTACCAGTACCTTCACCACCAGAACCTTCACCCCCACCTGTACCAGTTGCAGAACCACCATCAGAGCCACCCGTCCCAGTAGAAGGCGAACTTTTTACACAAAGAGCCTGTCCATTAAATGAACCTGAAACATAGCCAGTACCACAGCCTGTAGGCGGTCGATTGCAATAAGTAGCACCACCACAAGTACCTGTCGGGCTTGGAGGAGCTGCACCGTCTGGACAAGTAATAGAGCCATCCGCTAAACGTGTACAACCGTCATCGGGCGGCTGATAACAAGAGCCATAAGGATCTTTTTTATCACATTGTCCTTGATCCAATGGTGTACAAGTTGCAACAGGTGTTTTCTGAATGTTGTATAAAACAGTTGATTGACGATTACCGCTATGATTCAAAACAATAGAATCAGGTTTAGCCTTAAAGACACAAAACTTATCACCCGCAGCCTGACAACGCTGTTGAGGTATTTTGCCGCCTGCATCAAAATAGACATACATTGGATAGCCAACTTCAGGACATTCAGGAGCTTGATGAATAGACATATTGGCAGTACCCTGATAACCACCAGGATAGATTGAATAGTAGCAAACCCTAGTATCTTCATCGGCTGTACGAAAACCGTATGTTGAACCATCTTTCTTATCATTCAAATAAGAAATAAAAGCTTTACAAGAATCTGTAGCTGTTGACGCATCAGAGCTAGCTAAATTACCCGTTCTCCAGACTTCAGCAGCAAAAACTTGTACTGAAAATAAGCTAATAATTATAAAAATTAAATATTTAAGAAATCGCACTTTAAAACCCCTTAAATATTTGATCTATTTAAATAAGGTATAAAATGCGACAGAAGAAACGATTAAAATTATCCAATTCATAATATCACCGTTCATCTGCCGCAACCCCCAATTATCGACCGAAGAACGCAAGTACCTTACGCACACCCCAAATACCAACGATGATGCCTAGCATCCATTGTGCTGCCGTATCGATCCAAGAACTTGCAGAAGAACCAGAAGTAGCAGTTGCAGGATCAAAACCCGCAGCCATAGCAACTTCAGGAAGCAAAACAGTAGCTACAACCGCAACTACAACCCCAATTGAACGAATCATGTTTTTAGCCATGATATTTTTCTCCTAATGTCCGAACAGCCTAAAAACCCGACGTATTCCCCAAACTAGGGCAAAGATTGAAAATATCCACCCTAAAATGACGTCACGATCGGCATCTGACAACGGTGGAACATAAGATTGTTCCGACCATTGAAGACACGTTTGCACACCGTCGGCTGTCGGTTGAGATAATTGGGTGCAAACGTAATCCATTCTTATAAACCTTTATCCGTATATTTCTTATATGTATTCTTAGCGAACAAAAAAGCGAAATAGACAAATGAAACAACGCCAAATATGAAAAAAAACCAGACGATATTTGTCATTTCCCTCTCCCCTGTGATACACTAAAAAATAACGTAAGTTATTGATTTTTAACATATTATACATTATACGAAGTGTTTTATTATTAACACTTTGTTTTATATGAAGTTAATATCCTTCAAAACTGGTCTTGGTGGCGTCTTAGTAAAATCAAACTCAAACT